TGAAGATTTAAATAAAGATATTATGTTTAATGAACTTAATGACGAACAACTAAAACTTATTCTTGACAACAAAAAACTTATTGAAGACTTCTTAAAATCAGTTGAACAACATATCTACGATAGAGTTTTAAATGGTGAAAAATTTGAAGGATATAAACTTGTTGAAGGTCGTTCAAATAGAAAATGGATTGATGATGCAGAAGAAGTATTAAAAAACAAGTTAGGAGAAAATGCCTATGAGAAAAAATTAATTGGAATTACTGCTGCAGGTAAGAAACTTAAAAAAGATGAAGTCGAAAAACTTACTTATAAGCCTGAAGGAAAACTCCAATTAGTACCTGCTTCTGACAAGAGAAAAGAAGTTACTAAAACAATAGATCATTTCGATAAAATTTAAACAAAAAATAATACTATGAAAACAATAAAAGAATGTGATACAATTGAAGAAGCAATTGTATTATTAGAAAATATAATTTCTAAATTTAAAAATCATAAATCAGAATTAAAATTAAATGACAATATTTTAATATCTAATTTATTTCATGATTTAGATACTTTATTATATTATAAAAAAAGTGATAGTAGAAAAAATAAAATATTTAATAATAAATTAAATAGTAATTAACTTTAATAATAATATTATGCCAACAATAAGTACAACAAATACAGTCGGTGCAATAATAAATACAGTTTGTTTATTAGGAATCGTAGCAAGTTCTTCAAGCAGAGAGGAAATAGAAGAAGAAAAGGAAGAGGTTAAGGAATTACCCGACCCAGACTGTCCTTTTTAACTTAAATTAAAATAATTATGAATAAAATAGATAGATTTAAATTTAGAATTTATGATAGAGAAAATAAAAAATATTTAAAAAATTATTATGGTTATGGAAGCCCTAGAATAGAAAAATTTGTAGTTGAAAGTGAATGTCCTTTTGACGATTATACTTTATTTTTAGGTCAAATAATAAAAAGCAATTGCACAAGATTCATTATTGAACAAAGTTCAGGTTTTGTAGATTACAATGATAACATAATATTTGAAGGAGATATTGTAAAAGCAACTGATGGTTATTTTAGAAAAAATATAGAAGGGAAATGTGATATAAAAACAGGTAAAATAAAATTTTACTTAGGTTGCTTTTTCATAGAATGGATAGAAGATTCAGGAAAACTACCCCTATATGAATTTGATTGTAATATCTTAGGTAATAGAAAAAGATTACATGAATTGATAATAACAAATACTTTATCAGAAGACCTAGTCCCATTAAATAGCAACTTAAATTAAAATAATTATGAAAATAAAAATGAATAGACAAAATCAAATCCTAAATGAAAAAGGCGATATTATAGCAGCCTTTAGATTAGAAGAAACAATGCATAGTATTACAAAAAAATTTTCAAGAATTTATACTTTATATTCTATTAAAGGAAAAAAAATTACAACAACTAATGATATGCTAGATTTTAAACAGAAAGAAAAATATTTGAATATTAATTGGAAAAAATATTTATAAAATATTTAATATATGCTAAATTTTATTTTACTTTTAAAATTTAGCATATTATAATATAAATAACGAAACACTTAATTGTGTCATCAAGCAGTGGCGAGCTTGGTCTGAAGAGTTTAGCCAATATAACCTTTATTAATTTAATTTATAAATAAAATGACTAAAATCATAATAAAAAATGCAAGACTATCTTTCCCGTCTTTATTTCAAAAATCTGTTTTTGATGGTAAAGAAGGTAAATATGAAGCAACACTTTTGATTGACAAAAAAGATGAAGCTTTGAAAAAACAAATTGACGAGCAAATAGCAAAATTAATTGCTGAAGCTAAAGTTAAAGTCCCATCAGATAAATACTGTATTAAAGATGGTGATGAATCTCAATTAGATAATTTCGAAGGAAATTGGAGTTTAAAAGCTTCTAATTCTAAAAGACCAACTGTTATTGACAGAGACAAAACTCCATTAACTGCAGATGATGAAAAATTATATGCCGGTTGTTATGTAAATGCAGTTATTGATTTCTGGGTCCAAAACAATGCTTACGGAAAAAGAATTAACGCAAATCTTTACGGAGTTCAATTTGTAAAAGACGGTGAACCATTTGGAATTGGCCCTGTTGATGTTACAGATGATTTTGAAGATTTAGACGAATTATAAAAGAATTTTGGACGGAGATCGGGCTTTTCCCTACGACCGAGCCAAATAGCCGAAAGGCGATTGATAGAGTAATTAACTATCTGACTGCTAGGAAAGACTAGCACTTTTTGCGTTTAAATGTGACATTATGTTGATGTTTCAACGTTCCTTGGCGCAACATAATGTTACTTTTAAGCGTAAAATAAATAATTTAGTGACAGTTAAAATACTTAATATTTTATTAAGAGACGTAGGATCAGACCCTACTTTATTTTACGCTTAAACTATTAATTCAAGGAACGTAGTATGAAAGATTTAGTTGTATTGGACTGTGAAGTCTATCCAAATTATACATTATTTGCATTTAAGAATATAGATAATCAAAAAACTTTTACTATTGAGATAAAAGGTAAAAGTTCTTCATTAAATGAAAATTCATTAAAAAAACTTCAACAAATAATGACTGTTAGAACAACATTTGGTTTTAACAGTAGAAATTATGATATGCCAATTATTCTTTTTGCTTTACAAGGAAAAACAGCAAAAGAAATATGTAAACTATCTAATTACATCATTGAAAACAACTCTCCTGGATGGAAAACATTACAAAACTTTAGTTTATTCTGGCCTAATTCAATAAAGCATTTTGATATTCAAGAACCTTCACCTGGAGTTAGAGTAAGCTTAAAACTTTATGGAGGTAGAATGCACTCTGATAAATTACAAGATCTTCCAATTGAACCTAATTCTATATTATCAGAAAATGAAATGGAAGAGACTAAGTTATATTGTATTAATGATCTTGATACCACAATTGACTTATATCGTCAAATTGAAGATAGAATAAAACTAAGAGTAGATATGTCTAATAAATACGGACAAGATTTACTTTCTAAATCAGATGCACAAATAGCAGAAGTTGTTATTAAATCAGAATTAACAAAGAAAAGAATATATTGTAAAACTCCTAAAATACCTAATGGAAAAACTTTTAAATATGAAGTTCCTGATTTTATTTCATTTAAATCAAAACAATTAAAAGATATATTAGAAATAATTAAAACAAATGATTTTGAATTAGATGGTAAAGGATCAATTAAATTACCTTCAGTTTTAAAAAATGCTAAAATAGAATTAGGAAATTCTATTTATCAATTAGGAATAGGTGGTATTCACTCAACAGAAAAGAAACAAGCTATAATACCAACAGAACATCAATTTTTAATAGATAAAGATGTTGCGTCTTATTATCCATCTATTATTTTAAATCAAAAACTTTATCCAAGACATTTAGGAACACCTTTTTTAGACGTATATAAAGAAATTGTAGAGGAAAGGCTTAAAGCTAAAAAAGAAGGTAATAAGATAGTAAATGAATCATTAAAGATTGTTATTAATGGATCATTTGGTAAATTAGGAAGTAAATACTCAGCTTTATACTCACCTGACTTAATGATTGCTGTAACATTAACGGGGCAACTTTCTTTGTTAATGCTTATTGAAGAATTAGAAAATAATGATATTTCAGTAATTTCATCTAATACAGATGGGTTTGTGTCATTATTAACTAAAGAGCAATATGAAAGATATGATTCTATTTGTTTTGATTGGGAACTAACTACAGGTTTTGTTTTAGAAGAAACTAGATATAAAGCGCTTTACTCAAGAGATGTTAATAATTATTTAGCAATAACTGATTATGGCTATAAAGGAAAAGGTATATTTACTCTTGATTCACTTCAAAAAAATCCTCAAGCAACAATTATTATAAATGCAGTAATAAAACTTTTAGTTGATAATATTCCTATTTCTGAAACTATCAGAAATTGTAAAGATTTAAAAGAATTCTTGCATGTAAGGAGTGTAACGGGAGGAGCAACTTATAAAGACACATATTTAGGTCGCGTCGTAAGGTGGATTTATTCAACTAACGGAGACGTTATTAAATACAAAAAGCCTAATAAAACAGGAACATTTCCTAAAGTGGCAAAATCTGAAGGATCTAGGCCAATTATGGATTTGAATTGTGAATTTCCAAAAGATATTGACTATGATCGATATATTGAAGAATCAATGTCGATTTTAGACGATCTTGGAATTACTGAATTATAATTTAAAATTTTACTAAAATATAGTTTACAAATAAAAAATTATGTTTTATAATATATAAATTATTAACCTTTAATCTAAAATAAAATGATAAATAACACAATTACAAATGAAACTAAACAAGATCTTAAAAATAGGGTCGAACATATTGAAAAGAAAATTTCTGAAAAAGACGATATTCTTTTAGAAATTAGAGAAGCGTTTGAAGCTGCAGGAAATGCAGGTTACGATGTTAAAGCTATGAAAGAAGTTATTAAACTTCGTAAAAGAGATCTTCAAAAAGTAGTTAACGAAGAAGATGCGAGAGAGCTTTATAAAGACTTATTAATTGAAATATAATTTAAAATGAATACAATGCTAAAATTAGTTAAAGAAATGCATACCAAATTTGGTATAACTTCGGAAAAAGTAAAATTTTCTGATGAAGAAAAGAAGTTTAGAATTTGTGCAATGCAAGAAGAATTGGACGAATACAAAGAAGCTGAAACTAAAGAAGATCAATTAGATGCTTTAGTTGATCTTGTTGTATTTGCTTTCGGAACTGCTGAAAGACAAGGTATGCTTGAAGTTTTTGAAGAAGCTTTTGAAAGAGTTATGATTGCTAATTGTCAAAAAGAAATAGGGCAAAATCAAAAACGTGGATCATTCCAATTAGATTTAGTTAAGCCTAAAGGTTGGACTGCTCCTGACTTGAGTGATTTAGTTGAAGATAGACCTAAACAAATGACATTATTCGAATTTATGAATGATCCAATAGAAAAATTAATCTCTGAAAATAAACTAAACTAAATAAAATTATGACTAATATAAAAAAGAATAAATTTTTTATAAGTTATGTTTATTCTAAGAAAAATTTAATCGGTTACGGTAATTCTTTTATTTATACAGATAAATCTTTATTATCTCAATATCAAATCAGAGAGATTGAGCAAGAATTTAAAAAAGAAGCTTCAGCTGATTCTTTAACTCTTATTAACTATATTAAAATTGAAAATGACAAATAAAATAGATAAAACGTTAAAAGAAAGAGGATCTAGATATGGATCTTTTGAACATAATGCTAAAATAACACAACGACTTTGCAATGTGTTAAAACAGGCACCTAATTATGATTTATTAGAAGAAGAACACATTGAAGCTTTCCACATGATATTTCATAAGATAGCAAGATGCGTTTGTGGTGATCCTAATTATATTGATAATATTCATGATATAATTGGTTATGCAAAACTTTTAGAAGGGTTTTTAAAAGATAAAGAAAAAATATTAGAATATTTTGATAAATTAGATAGCAAATATTTAACGGAAAAAGGTAAAAAATTTTTTACTGAAAATCAAATACAATATGATAATAGAGGCAATATAACAAAAAGATTTTTAGGATAATGGAACGATATAATGTAGAACATATAAGAAAAGAATTTATAAGACTTAAAGAAAATAAATTACTTTCTGATAATGGAACTTATGAGATATTAAATGCTTCATTTATTTCTAATGATTTAGTAATATTTGGAGAGTTAAATGAAAAATACGCTAAATCAGAAGTAAAATGGTATTTAAGTCAAAGTAGAAATGTAAATGATATAGAAGGCAAAATCCCTTCTATATGGAAAGAAGTTGCAACAAAAGATGGTTGGATAAACTCAAATTACGGTTGGTGTATATTTTCAGAAGAGAATGGAAGTCAATTTGAAAATGCCATAGCTAAATTAGAAAATGGTAAATTATCAAGACAAGCAACCATGATTTATATTCGTCCATCTATGCATGCAGATGCTGTAAGAGATGGTATGAATGATTTTATGTGCACATATAGTGTTCAATTAATGATAAGAAACGATTATCTTTA